GAGGAATGTATAAGTGTCAAAAGTCATGTATTAATAATTCATTTGTTTGGAGAATAACTATGATATCAAGTAGCATAGCTTTTGCTTGCTCTATCTCTGAGTTATAATGCATTATGTATCTTCTTTTCTTATACACTATGCAATAAACATAGTAATAAGTCAGGAACATAGTCTTTGCACATTCTCTAAATCAAACGAAAAATATATTTATCATATTTTGCAAGTCATCACAGTAGTCTTTATGAAACTGAGCAAGTGCATGACTAAATTCATTTGGGAAATAATACAGACAAAAAGATAGAAAATCTCATTTAAAATATTCTTTTCTCAAAAATGTTTTATCAATATTTGTAAAAAGATATTCAAGTAGTTCTCCATCTCTCTCCATCTATAATAATTTATTATTTTTTAATATTTGCTGATATTTTTGCTGATCCTCTTCATCGAGTATTGGTTTATCTCAATTATGGAATTGTAGTTTATTCATGAAGTCTTTATCCCTCATCATTAACCACCACTTTGAATCAGCAGAATCTCAGGCTTTTATGTTCGCTCATATATTTAATCTAGCTTGTAAAGATATACTGTCTTTAAGTATCCCTTTTTCCTCCAAAAAGTCTGGATTTTCTTGCTGATATTGGTATAACTTGCTAGTCGATATTTGGCTAAAGTAACAGGCTTGCTCGTCTGTCATACCTACTGCAAAACATAGCTTGAGTTTTTGGAGTGTAAGGTCAGTCATAATCTTAGGTCTTCACATTATATTTTTATCATCTTTTTCTTCTATTTTTGGTAAGTCCTTTGATATCTGTTTTACAGTTTTCTCTTTTTGCTCTAAGCTTAAATTTCAAACTTTTTTATGGAATTTTTTGCTAGTCATCTAACATTTTATTAATATCTAAATTTCTATTTAAACATGTAATTTCTTTTTTTCATTTTGTAACTTCATAGTATCTCTTGATAATAGTTTGAACAAAAACAGGATCTAACTCCATCATGTAACAAGTTCTTTGTTTCTTTTCACTTGCTACAAGAGTTGATCCACTTCATCAAAATAAATCTAGAATATTCTCTCAAATCTTACTAGAGTTATTCAAAGCATATTCTATTAGTTCCACTGGTTTTTGTGTAGGATGTACATATTCATTTACATTTGCTCTTTTCATACTCCATAGAGTAGTTCTTCATTCAGCTTCAGCATCTTTAGCTCTCTTTAAAATATTTAAAAGTTGCTTTTCAGTTTTTCACTGCAATGTTTCAATAACTGTAGAATGAGTTCTATCTCAGTAAAAATTTGTTTTACTACCAGAAATTCAGCAATAAAAAAAAGGCTCATGCTTCCATCTATAATCTCACCACCCAAGTGCTGAACTTGGCTTATTCCATATTAATTGATTCTTAATATCAAAGCCATTATGCTCTAGTGCTTTTTCAAAAATAGAAGCTGTAGAGGTAGAATGGAAGACATAGATTCATGCTTCTTTATCTGTATATTTTCTATAAACATCAAATACATCATCTAGAAAGTGTAAAAAGTTTTCATCACTCATGTTGTCATTTTCTATTTTTCTATCAGTTCCTGTAATCTTACCTTGTCATTTATAATTAACATTGTAAGGTGGATCTGTAAATATCATGTTAGCTTTAACTCAATTCATAAGTTTTTCAACTTCATCACTTTTTGTTGAATCTCCAAACATTAATCTATGTTCTCATAACTGGAATATATCTCAATGTTTTACAATAATTTTCTTATTATCTACTTGTGGAACTTCATCTTCTACATTTTCATCATAGGATTCTGATTCAAACAAATTAAAGTTTAAATCAAAGTCTAGATGATCAACAATATCTAATGAAAAATCTCATAAACTCTCTAGCTCTATTCTTAAATTATCAAGATTAAAATCAGCTAATAGGTTTGTAGTATTATCTCTTATACGATAATCCTTTTTCTGATCTTCAGTTAATCAAAAAACTCTAACAACTTCAACCTTTTCTATTCATAGTTCTTTAAGTGCTAGAGTTCTTCAATGTCATGCGAGGATTATATTTTTCTCATCAATTACGATTGGAGAAATATATCAATCTTTTTGTATAGATTTTGCAATTTCTCATACATCTTTTTCAGTATGTATTTTATTATTATTCTCATATGGAATAATATCTTCAAGGTTTAACTCAATAAACTCTTTTTTAAGTTTTTCTATCATAATTCAATTTAATTATTTTAATGTTTCTTAGTAGCTAGTTTGTATTTTAATTTTTAATATAAACTAACTATGCTTTATAAAATACTTTTTACCATATTATTTAATATTCACTCTGATAACTCTTTATGAGGATTTGAATATTTCCAAGTCTTAATAATTTCCTTTATTTTCTTTTGTTGTTTCTCAGTTAAAGTTTCAAATGCTTTTCGAATCATTTGTTGATCTCAACTCACTTTTACAACTGGAGAATGAATAAAACTCTTAATCTCTTCATACAAAAACTTTATACTATTACTTCTTTTTTGTTTAAAGTCATCTTCTAAAACTCCTTTGAGTCTTTGTATAAAATTTTCTTTACCATTCCTTTTGATAAAATTAACCATATGCTTTCAATATATTCTTTGCCAAGCTTTTGATTCTTTAAAATCATCAACTCAAACTGCTTTATATAATAAATCTAAAACAGCATTTATTTCTGCATCTCAATATTCAATTTTAACCTCATTTTTTACAGGTCACTGTAACTCTTTAGAGTTATTATTAATACTTGTAATATTATCTCTCACATTTTTGCTAACGGTCGAATTACATTTTTGTATATGGTCGGTTATTGTTTTTGTTAATCGTATTTCTCTCTTTGTTATCTCACTTCATCTGTATTCATAATGAATATAAATGTATCACAATTTTTCTAATTTTTTGATCTTTCTACTAATAGTATTTTCGTGTATTTTAAGCTTATCTGAAAAATGCGAATTACCAGCAAAACAAAAACCTTTTTCAGCTGTTAAACTGGATATATATAATAATAATGGAAGCTCGCTTTTTATTTTTTTATCAAAGATCCAATCATTATCACATATTGCATATCAATTTTTAAGCATGTTTAGATCTTGTTATTATAATATTCAAGCATCCTTTTTTCTTCAGGATCAGGAATATTCAAACTCAAAAACTCTCTAGCCCAAACTCTTATTTTCTCAATAAAATCTGTCATTTCCTTACTTGTCAGACTCTTTGTTGGTTTTATATATGTAGTTCTGAATTCATATGAATAAGTTCTTAAAAATTTAGATTTAAATATCTCCTTAAGCTCTTCTTTATCATGTCATGTATTTCAAAACTCTTCTATAAAATCAAATATTAAGTGTAGATAAGAGTTCTGAGGAATCGAACGGGAACGAGAAAAGGCTTTTATTTTATAAAGCCTTTGTTTTGCAGTTTGTAGATATTCTATTAGTTCCTGAGGAGTCCCTATTTTCAAAGCCTGAAGCTCAGGTTATAGGATATTTCAGGTTCATGCGATTCCTCGAAGCTAGTTTTTAGCTCTTTTACTGATACCATTTCTTGTTTGTATTTTTCAGTTATAGTTTCTTCTTTAGATACTATATCTTCAGGATAGATCCATTTCTTTTTTTGTAGGTAGTAAAAATTTCCAAGTCAATCTCTTTTAAATGTTTTTACATTATGTTTTCTCATATCCTGATCTATTTCTTTTTTTAGTTCTTTTTGCCTTACTTCTATATTCTTTTTAGCACTTTCCAGTCATGCATATTCCTCATAGATATCCTCGTTTAGATTTTCTTCTCAATCTTTTGACTTCATCCATGTTTCATAAGCTTCTTGCATTTCAGCAAATATTTTTGGAACTTTCTTTTTCATGCTTTCTACTTTCTTTGGATCTATTTTTACTTCGAATGTTTGTATTTCTCAAGTTGGTATAATATTACCATTTTCATCATTCTCAGTGACTATCCAGTCCAAGTATGCTTTTTGTGGGATATATCAGCTTTGAGCTTCAATGAGCATTGCATAAAAATATAATTGTCAGTGACTTTCAGCTCTCTCCTGAGTCCACGGAGTTTTTCCTGTTTTAAATTCTCTAAATGCATGGAGTCAATCTGTTACTATATCAGGAGAGTTATCTATAAATCCTAGACAGCAGATTCAATCTATAAATTGTTGTAATCTTTGCTCGTATGTAGGATACAAATCAAATTGCCAATCCATTAGCTTTTCACAAAACTCTGCATTGTCAGATACAAGATTCACGATATTTCTATACTGTTTATCTTTATGTTCTTCTAGTGCTTCATATTCTCAGTTTCTATTTTTCGAGAGAGCTTTTATAATTACATCTTCATCAAATTCTCTCTCTTCAATCATAGTTCCAAGTACTTTTCAGAATGCTATTTCTTTTGTTTCAAAGAATGGTTCTTCTTCAAAGTATGTTTTTATAAATTGTGATCTAAAATTTTCAAATGAATATATTTTAGACCAGCTTAGACTTTTAATTTCTGCCATAGTTTTTTGGTTAAAATATATTATTTAGTTTCTAGTGATTTTTTCATATCTTCTTTTAGCTTTAGAATATCAGCCTTTTGTGTTTCAGATACAAATTCCTTATTATTTTTCATCTCTTTTTGAAATTCTAGGAATCCTGTTTTTAGAGATGCTAGAGTTTTTACTTTCCTAAGTTTATTATAAATCTTTTGGAAGTTTTTTTGCTGTTCATCTCATACTCAGTTGTATTCGACTACTTTCTTTTCTTCTCATATTTCTATCTCAGCTAGTTTACTTACCCATACCTGAAAGTCTGCTCAGGTAGTGTTTCATATAAGTCAGGTTCTATCTTTTGATAGGAGTTTGGGATTTGATAGAGTTTCTATTACATGTTCTCATGTAGCTAATACTTCCATATGTCATACTATATCCATGAAGTATGCAATTTTTGTTGCACTTTTTCAGTTCAGGCTTGGTACAATTTTTGAGATTTTACCCTCATCTGTAATCTCTTGCTCTTGAGCTATAAAAAGCACATGCATATCAAGTCATCTGAATTCTCTTAATATTCATTCAATTTGTTTTGCAATTACAGCCCAATCTTGTAGTTGTAATGCTCTTCATCTTGTAGCTTCAAGTTCTGCTTTTATAATATCGTTTATTTCACTTATCGAATCAATTACTACAGTTTCATAATTATGTTTTTGGTTTTTTAGATATAAAAGTAAATCTCTTAGATCTTTTAGTGATCTTATTTCTGCATAATCTATCTCTTTATTTCATACAGATAGTAGTCAAGCTTCAGCTGAAGCATAGATCACATTGTTTGCTGTTGATCAAAAAGTTGTTTTTCAACTTCATGATGCTCAATATATCAAAGCCTTAATCTTATGTGATGTTGGCTTAAATTTCTTAATTTCCATAATATTGACTTAACCCGGATTTCCAAAACTTTTTTAAAAAACATCAAAAAATCTCTTGCTAAAGAGAAAAATATAAGTAAAAATAAAGCACCCAATGGGTGCTTTATTTTAGTCATAA